AGATTTTAAGTCTGATGTGTCTACCGATTCCACCACCGCCCCAAAAAACTTACGCTTTGTAAGTAATAGGATTATACTTGATGTACTCCCAAAATGTCAACTTCATTTCTTTTTGTGACATTCCACAGTGTTTTGCTGCTTTAGGAAGATTCCACTTTGCCGCAAAAAGTGCTTCATTTGCCTCTTTTACATTCTCAGGAGTGGTTTTGACTGATTCCTCTTTGAGGTCTTTGTATGAGATTTTATAAGTCATGTTTTTCAAAAAAGTAATAGAGGCATTTTTTACCGGGAAAATTTTTCCCCCAAAAATGGAACTTAAAGTGGATTTGCGTATGAGAGAGTTTCCTCATCCACTGTAGCACGAACGAATTCTAGCACGTTCATAAACTCATCCACTGTATCACAAGTCACTTGCTTTTCCGAACCTTCATTAGAATACAGATATACTGTACGCTTAATAGGGTCTACAACGCAGCGTGAGAGATACTCGTCTTGCATTCATTCGTCCTTTGATTACCTAAGTACTATAGGACCTTTTGGGTCTGGTGTCAAGGGGTGTAGGGGGCGACTTCTCCAGGGTAGTCCTTTGCACTTGTCCCTTCATACTCAGTAATGTTCTTAGGAACATCTTTTCTTTGCCCATAAACAACGTATGAGCAATTAATTGGTCCTCCTAAATTATTTTTAATAATAATTCTTTGACCCCATTCAATTTTTTCAACGAAGAGTTCTTGATAAACACCGATAGGAGTTAGTGTGACACCAATAGTTTCAACATCAACTAAATTTTTCCAATAATCGGGAAGTTCAATTACATTAGAACTTTCAATCTTTCCTCTCAAATATACTTCTGCTTCTGGTCCTTCTAAACAAATATAACGAAGGCGATAACCTGCTTTTAATGGGTGAGAGATATCAAACGCTTTTACTGCCCCAACACTATTTCCATACCAAGTTCCAAGAAAATTATTCGCAGTAACTGTTCCTATTACATTAACGTCTCCACTGAACCTTGCAGTATCCGCCTCCACCCTAAAAGTTGGAATTGGTCCACTATTTCTCTCTAATGTCACCGTAGCAGTACTGCTACCATTTAAGTGCATGTAAACATAATCTGCTGGAGACTCTGCAGTGTTTACCAAAACCATAGAGACATCGTTAAGATTAAAAAGTCCATCAAAAGGATCTAAAGAAAAATCATCATTATCTCTATATTCAATATCAACTCCAGGACCAGTGAAGGTTCCGTATCTTCTGAATGTAAATGCCATTAATCTTCAATCTCCGTAACTAATCTAGGAACATCTTTTCTTGTTCCAAAAATATGGTAATAACAATTTACAGGAATGCCTGGTTTTGCTTGAAGATAAATTTTATTATCTCCAATTCTTTTTACAATAATATCTTGGTGTGCTCCAATGGGAGTTAAAGATACTGTAATTGTAGTCTCATCAACCAACCCTGTCCAGTATTCTGGAAGTTCAATCTCTGTCTTATTTAATAATCTTCCGCGAACATAGACACCATTCTCTGGTCCTTCTAAACAAGTATGAACTAACTGTTTTCCTTCTTTTGTTGGATGGGGAATTACAAAGTTTTTAATTGATGCCTGAAGAACTTGAGTTCTTACAACTTTTGCTTCAATATAGGTTGATTTAAGAAGCAAATCAACTCTTACAAAACTTTGGAATCTCGAATATAATCTTACCCATAAAGAATAAAGTGGTGAAACTTTTGCATCAGGGTTTCTCAATTGACCAACCATTAATGTTGCTTTGGTGGTGTTATGTTCTCCAGCAGCACCAGTTTGAAGAGGTCCTTCAACAAACGCAGACCCGTTAATTTTTGCTGGTCCAATGCCAAGTGCTTTTGGTACACCAGCACCAACCACCATCTGTCCACCAACTGCATTGTCATCCATTAAAAATGCCATAATTTCTCTCCTTACTTTGTGTTTTTCTTCTGAATAGTTCTTCCGCCGACTTTGGAATCTTTATTTGCAACAGCGTCACTCACTCCACGAATTAAAGATGCATATAAAGTCATAGCTCCATTGGCAATTATTTCTGCAGTTCCAGGTGTCGCCAATCTATACAAAGATTTTGCATTGATTAAAACCTTCTTTGCATCAAGTTCAATATTTTCACTTGCCTTAATTCTAACGTTTCCTTTAGAACCTCCTTCACCAATAGCAGTTAATTCTATGTCAGTTCCTTGAAGTCTTAACTTTCCATTAGATGCAACGATATCTATATTTCCATTCCAAGAATGAATAAAAAGAGTATCTTCTGCTTCTTCTTTATCTACTCCAGACTCAATTGAAATTCTCCCCGGAGAAATAATTTGCGTGCATCCTTTTCTTGGTCCGTCTTTATCAAGAATAATCGACTGCCTAGAATCTGATGCTTGAATCATTACATCAGCGGTGACATCACCCTGCTTATGAATATGCCCAAAACTGATTGAACCATGATCATTGCCATATCTAATGGCGGTATAATTTTGCTTCGCAGTATTATTTTTAGAAATATTGCCTGCAAGAAGTTCTTCCCTACCCGCTCTAGGTGGAGAACCAAGTTTTGTATTATTACTGTTTCGAGCAGTTGCCATTAGTATTGAGACTTCAATATAGTACTATTTAATAGAGTTACGTCTGTGTATCTTCAATAGTTCCGGGAATATTAAGACGAGGATCATTACTTGTAACATCAGTACCAGATCTCTGAATAGCACTTGGACGTGTAGTAACGCGAGCAGTAATACTTTCTTGAAGAGTTGCATAGACTCTTGTTTGAGGTCCAGTAGTCTTATAATACCCTGCATATGGAACACCTTCATCATAGTAAACTGCACCATAGTATGCTCTTCCTTCAACATATCCAGTTTGCTTAAGTCCAACAAGGTCTGTGACCTGAATAAGAGCTTGTTGATTTAACTTTTGTTCTTCTATCAGTTGAACAGGATCTCTAACAACACGGAATACTGGGCGAAATGTTGCATTTACGCCCGTTGGAACACCACCGGGAGGACTCACCATTGTAATTTCTGGATAAACATTAAACCCAATGCCAGGGGCATCTACATTAACAGTAATGATTCTCCCAAATGAATCACATTCATAAGAAAGTTTGGATCCATTGTTTGGAGTAATTTGTATTTGATCTTCTCCACATCTATAATTAATTCCAGGATCTTCTACAATTACTTCATTCAAAACTAAAGTAATCGGATATCCAGGTCCTTGTTCTGGCGGAGGTAAATAACCATTTCCAGGATCATTTACAATCACTTTATCAACTACTCCTCTTCCTCCAATCTTTTTTGCACAGGGAGGTGGAATTAGTATTGCAGAAATTCCCACTGGATTCGAAGTCCAAGGTGTTTTGTTTGAATCACTCAATACAACATCTTTACTAATAAAAAGAGCAACTCCCATAGGGTTTCTGGAAAAAATAAAATCTTGCTGTTTTTCTACACTAGATTTTAAATTTTCTAATTCAATAACAACATCATATTTTCCTGGAGTAGTATTAAAAGTATATTGAACTTTCTCTCCAGCAAATTCTGTAGTTTTGAATATTTCCTTTCCACCAACTTTTAATGTTGCAACGTTGTCTGCTTGAAAATTAAACTTATATAATCCACTATATGGAAAATTAACATTTTTCCAAGTTAAAGTATACTTTCCAATGACAGGTGTTTCTGGTTGACTGATGGAATTGAAAACTTTAGGAGACACAGAAAAATCATTCATATATTTACTCCATCTAGTTTCATTATATGCGAATAATGGAGGACCGTCATAAGTAACACCATTTTTAGTGATGCTCTGTGAAGTTTGAGGAGCAGGAGCAGATGATCCCTTTACACTATCAATATTAACTTTAATATTTTCATCATCACCATCAGCATCACGAATTCCAAGACGATTTTTACTGTTTACAATTGGACCTCTAGATCCTGGACCAGCACCAATGATTTGAATAGGACCATATTTTTTACCTCCAGTGAAGGTTCCCGATCCTTTATCACTGTCTTTTTGTTTAGTGGGATCTCTTTTTAATCTCACACCACTCCCATCAGATGGTATAGAAACTTCCTGTGCTGCTATTCCAGCAATAAAAGGATTATCATCCACGTCCATCGAAAAAGAAATTTCACCAGATCCAGATCCATCAACTTGAAGATAAAAACTTGATCCCTGTTGAATAAAAGATGCTTTTAAATTGGATGGAGCCGTAGGATTTTGTGTAGTTGGAGTTCTCCAATCTTGAGTGCTAAAAATCTTAGTATCAATAACACTTTGAGTTTCGATTGGTTGATTTAAAATTTCTGCAACTATAGTGTGTCTTCCTTTAGAAAGATAAACTT